ACTGTTTTTTCTGCTACTGGTGGTGCACCATCGTCGTTTCCTAAGATGCTTTTTCCGGGTGTATGATACTCGGCTTTTGTGCGTCCAGTATAGATGAACTGAAGACTCTTTCCGTTTCTAAGAGTTCTTCTCATAACAAGGTCACGTGCTATCGTGTTCCTTTGGAAGCCTTTGAACATCTCCCCTGAAAACAGCTTCAGGTAGAGGGCTCTGGCGTCGGTTCCCGGAGTACCGTTGGCGGTTCCGGAGTCAATACCACCTCTAAATAGAGAGGCGTTATTGCCTGCTGATTGTTGTGCCATTTCTAAGAATGAATATTAGTTTACTTTTCTCAGATCTGAAATTTTTAGGCCATTTTTTGTGGTCTATCCCACCGTCTAGACGGCTCAAGGTATCCCGCGTACGGGGCTCTCGCCAATAGAGTAGGGAGGAGTTGCACCTCCCATGTCAACTATTTCTTGACTACTCTTGTGTACTCAATGCCACGATATACGTAGGTTACAGTCATTGTAAACTCCATATACCCAAGCCCCGTTCCATGCTTGGATCTCATGCGTCCCGAAGGATGAACGGACGTGGTATTAAGCTAAATCTAATGGAAAATTATGTGCGTTTCTCTCGTGCATCACTTCCATACCAAGGTTTTGTCTGTTGACGACATCAGCCCATGTAGGTATAATCTTGCCATTAGTGTCAACGATTGACTGGTTAAAGTTGAAACCGTTTAAGTTAAAAGCCATTGTTGATATGCCCATTGAGGTGATCCATATAGCAACGACAGGAAACACAGCAAGGAAGAAATGAAGAGCACGGCTGTTGTTGAAGGATGCATACTGGAAAATCAGTCTGCCGAAA